TTAGCTCAGCTGGGAGAGCGCGGGCTTTGCAAGCCTGAGGTCAGGGGTTCGATCCCCCTATTCTCCACCATTGAATTATTAGACGAACCCTTTTCAGGGTTCGTCTTTTTTTGTGGCATGAAATCGTCATCCCAGAAATCAAAGGCGAAATAAAGATTCAGCTGTTCCCCGTCAACCTCAATCATCCTGACGAACATATCGATTATCTGCTCGGTGTCCGGCTCTTCGGCTAGGTGATCTAGCCATGACGTTAGCGCTTCTTCGGTCAGCGCTGCGCCTTCCCTTGCCTGAGCTTCGCGCAGGTCTGTTTCTAAGGCCGCTTTCTGCTCTCTGAGCATGTCCACGCGCTCTTTACCACCTGGGGGCGCTATTCCGTCTTCGATAGCCTGCCAAATGCGCTCAAACGCAGTGTCAATGCGCTTTATCTCGCGCTCTATCTGCTTGCTTGCAGGCTCGATTTCATCTTCTTTTTCGTCGTTGTATAGCACCATGCCTTCGATGATGCGTTTGCGCATGTCTTCCTGCTTGACAGTCTCGTATATGGCATCAAGCACGGCATCTTCTATCACATCGCGCCGCAACGTGCGACGGCACTTTTTGCAGCGGTAGTAATGGTAAACGCGCCCGGTTTTGGATGTGCCGCTGGTTCCGGTGTAAAACTGGCCGCATTCAGGGCACCAGAGCTTGCCGCTAAGCGGGTAATCATCCGTTGTGGCGGTCTTGCTGTGCTTCCTGCCGTTGGTTTTGAGGATGCTGTTGATCATGTCCTGCTCTTCGCGCGACCAGAGCGAGGGCATGCCGTCTTCGATGCGCACGCCCGCGTAATCGTACACGCCGCAATTCTGCTCACGTTTGAGCAGTTTTGTAATTGTGGCATGCGTTAACGGTTTGCCGCGCTTGCCGCGTTCCCCTGCTACAGCTCGCGTGATTTCGGCAACGGTGGAGCCTGAGCAGAGCATGTTTTTCATGCGCCGCATCACAGCGGCTTCGCGTTCGTTGATCTGATAATAGCCGTCTACGATGTCCCAACCGTAATGAGTGCGACCGTTCGCCATGCCGCGTGCTGCATTTTTCTGGATGCCGTCACGTATGCGCTCGCTGTCGATGGCGCTTTCCCACTCTGCGAGCACTTCCAGCATTCCGAGGTTTAGAACGCGCGTCGAGCCTTCGCCTAGGCTTTCACCGGCGTAAAGGATTTCAACGCCAGCTTTGCGCAACCTGATTCGCGCAAGCGCCATTTCGTCGCGGTTGCGCATGATGCGCGTAACCTTGTAAATAACCACGTAGTCAAAGATGCCAAGTTTTGCATCTTCCATCATGCGTTGAAATTCCAGGCGCTTAACGTCGCGGCCTGTTTGCGCGTAATCGCTATAGACACGCACAACGTCAAGGCCATTGTCTGCGCAGTATTCGCGCGATTTCTCAACTTGGATATCGATTGATTCGCTTCGTTGGTTATGCGAACTAAACCGCGCATAAATCGCGGCACGTGTGCCCTTTGGCATGCTAAAATCACCTTGCCTTTTGGTATTGCCCTGCGAGACTTTGGACGGTTGCGCGGGGCTTTTTTATTTCCTTTTCGATTCCGAAGCCGCCGCCCTGGCGGTCATCGAAATGTTCTGCTGCCACTCTGGCGAACTTTCACGGTAGTTATCGACGATTTCTTGTTCGTCGCTTGATAACTCGTCCATATCATCGAAATCGCCTGTTTCATCATTCCAGCCCAATATATCGTTCGGCGAACATCCGAGCGCTAGCGCCAAGTTCCAAACTTGCTCAGCGTTCATCATTGCCGCACCAGATTCCCATGATCTATAGGTGTACTTGTTCACGCCGATTTTCTCGGCGAATTCGTCTCTGTTCGAAAAACCAGCGGCTTTTCTGAGCTTCATGAGCCTTATGTTCACTGCTAGTCTCCTTCTCTAATTTCGTAAGTGCATAGTACAACGAAAATAGCCAATACACAACGAAATTATTTATTTCCGCTTGACAAAGCTATTTTGCTTGTCTATTCTACGGAACCAGTTGCTAAGCAGATTAGCAGCTAGCTAATATTTCACGTGTAAACCCGTGAAATATACGGGCGTTCTCCTTGACAAGCAAGGAGAACGAACACTGCTCAATGAGAGGAGGTGAAACGTATGAACTTCGATAAGGAAACGTTTGCGGCCAATCTTCGAGCCGCCCGCGCAAAGCTCGACATCACGCAAGACGAGTTCGCGCGCCGCGCCGGTATCTCCAAAGATGCTGTCGTGAAGTACGAGAGCGGCGAGGGTTATATCCCCGGTGCCGACAAGATCATGTCTATCTGTCGAGTGGCGCACATCAGCCCTAACGAGCTGATGGGATGGGAAGAGGTTGCTTAATGGAAACGCTTGACACGCTTATATCCATTGCTGGCATCTGGACATTCATTGCCAGTGCTGTTGCCTTTGGAATCTGGATGAACAAGTAAGAAAGGAGGGGGTTTCAAATGTATGAACCGTATGAAACCCATGAGCAAACCAGCGGTTTGCATCGTGGTTTCGACAAAGCAAAACCGGCGCAAGCTGAGTACTGCGCAGCGCGGGTTTTACCGGCGCGTCGAATCCATGATACAGGCTTGCGAAACGAAAGCGCCCGCACCTGGCGGCAACCAGGCACGGGCAATGTCAAAACCTTCCACAGTGATGACGATGACTTTTTAGCAGGAAAACCGTTGGTTTTCAAGTGGGTTTGCTACATCGGTTTCGGTCTCGCGATGTCCGGCGTTCTTCCCATGGCCGCCTGCGCGTTCATGTTCTGGCTGTTCGACCTGCTCAACTGCGGGTGGGTGGCCTTCCCAATGTTCATCGGAGTTTTGTGGCTTCTCGTTAGCCAGGTGTGCAAATGAGGGGCTATCTCGACCGCGACGCTAACGGCTTCTGGGTTGCCTGCGTGGTCATCGAGCAAGCCCGCCGCCCGGGCGCTAGCGGCGCTGGAGACGTGCGCACGCGCCACACCTTGCCAGTTCCGGCATCCGCGCCGCGCGAGGTCGCGGAAGCTGCTTTCAGGCGCTTCATGAGCCGGGAAGCGAGGAAACGCCATGGACGTTGAGGACTACACGCAGCCGCTCGAAAGCGTGATGCATCAAGAGCGAATGGCCGTGTATCCCGTGCCGCTCAAGCTCAAAGACCGGCAAGAGCTCTTCGAAACGTGGTGCAGGCTCAATCCGCAAGCGCTGCGGCAAATCGAGCTAACGGCGCTCGCAATCGACCAACGCGGCCTTCGCGTGAGCACCAAATACCTCATTGAGAAGCAGCGCTACGAAGGCACGTGCGAGCTTGTGGGCGTGCCGTTCCACGACGGAAACGGGCTTGAGCACGTCTACGCCATCAACAACACGGATACGCCGCTGCTGAGCCGTTGGCTGCTTGAGAAGCATCCGGATTTGAACATCGAACTTCGTAAATCCATCTACGACAAGGAGAACAACCATGAAGCGTAAAGAAACGATCGCATTCATCAACGAAACCGTTGATTTCATCGCCAAGTCCGAAGTGAGCGTTGGTGTCCTCGATACCAAGACCGGCAGCACGCAGCAGCTCGACGGTGACATGTCGCTTATCTTCATCGGCGCGACGTTGCTTGGTATCCAACAGATGATGCAGTCCAGCGACCTTGACGGCGTGACACCTCGAGAGTTCGTGACCAAGACCATCGAAGCGGCCTGCAAGTCGTACATCGCCACTAAGCATGCGGAGTGATCAACTAACCCTCGACCTGTTTGACGAGCCGCCGTTGCCAACGCCTGGCGAATGCCATTTCGAGCGGTATTTGCTTGAATGCGGCCAAAAGCTCAAGAGCAAGTGCGGCTTTCGCGGAACGATCATCTGGACAAACTGCCGCGACGTTGGGCGATGTCTGTGGGACAGCTGGCATCAGCAAGGGACGAGCGACGGATTAACGATGGGAGGTGAAGACGATGACGAAGATTGCTAAGGAAGTCCACGACCGAGCACAAGACCCTATGGCCTGGTTCCAGCACGACGCTAGCGCTTCGCTCGACATCAAGTGCCAGCGTCTTATCATGCGCCACGGAAACGCTGCTTACGGCGCTTACTGGCGGCTCTGCGAGCTTCTGGCGCGAACTAAGCACCATGCCTTGCCTGTTGAGACTGATGAAGATTGGCTGATTCTAGCAACGCAAATCGGATTGCGTTCAAGCGGCGCGTTCGACGAGACGTTGAGCATCAATCAGACACGCGATTTCATCGACTGTTTGCTTGAGATCGGCTTGCTGGTTCGCGACGGAAAAGGACGCATTGAAAGCGAGAGGATGCAGCGAAACGCCCTTTATTTCGGCTCGCAACGCGCGAATGGAGCCAAAGGCGGCAGGCCGCGCAAGAACAAGGCCGAACCGCCAAAGTAGCAGGTCAAGAGGTGTTTTCACGATGACTAAGGGAGAAACCAACGCAAAACCGACGGTTTTAGACTGGCAAAAGCCTAACAATACAATACATAACAATACAGAAGCGGGTTTTGGGTTGGGTCTTCAACCCAACCCAAACCCAAAACCCGCAACGTGCTTGTTGGGTTGAGCCGCAAGCAAGGTTACTTTTCTTGGTACTTCTTTTCGCGCACTCAAGTTTTCGCGCGATTCCAAAGCCTGCTTTTGACTTTCCGAAGGTAGTTTTCAACAGGTTTTCAACACGTTTTCAACAATCGAAAAGTTTTTAACAAAGGACGGTGATTCACATGTCTTGGCGAAGCTATGCCAGCAAGGTGCGCCAACGCCGTTGCCATTGCTGCGGCAAAGAGCGACCGATTGATTGGTTCATTGCCAATCGCGATGCCTGCTGGAAGTGCAGGGCAATGAAGAAGGACGAGCCAAAGGGGGTGAAGGGCAATGAGCTTATCGGATAGCGAGACGATCACGCAAGAGGAAGCGAGCTACGAAGAACTGTGCAAGCGTCCGATGATTTTCATCGTCGGACATCGCCAAAGCGGAAAGACGCAAGCGCTGATTGAGCTTTCGGAGCAGACGGGTATACCCATCCTCGCTCCAACGTGGATGATGCGAGATTGCATTGCGCATCAGGCCGAGCGCCAAGGGCGCACCATTCCGGCACCGCGGGTCTATAGACCCGCCGATTTCCCGCCAAGCAGAACTGACCGGGAAAGGCCATGGCGAAACGTATGCGCCGACGAGGTGCAGAAGTATTTCGCGGATCGTCGTTACACGTCCGGCTGCGTCACTCTCAACCTTGAAGACGTAAGCATTGAAACATTCAAGGAAGTAAACCCGACATTGCGTGAAGTGCTTCGCATGTGGTGGCAAGCAAGGAAGGAGCGCAGGAAATGAGCGAATCGGCTGAAAAGGTGGACGTGTCTGCGGTATATCCGCCTGGCGGATTGTATGCCAAGGAATCCATAACTCGCGACGAAGCGCGCAAGCTATTTGCTGACTATCTTTTCGATTACAGCGACATCACCGGGAATGACATCTACGCGCTAGAAGCGCTGATTGGCATCAAGCTTGCCGAGAACAACGAAGAAGAAGGCTCGCTTCAAATGCATCTTGCCCACAGGAAGAATGACGCTCCGAAAATCAAAGTGGGCAAAAACATCGGCCAAACAATCGAATCAGCCTTTATCTGCGTCGATGGCGATTACTTCAAAGGTCGCGAAGCGATCTCGTTTAATTCGGATGGATTCATTGGGTTTGCTGGCTGGGCCGATGATAAGAACGTACAGCCGTTTTTGTGGGCTTTCGTCTTATGGGTTGTCGAGTGGCTTGACCGATAAAGGGAGTGATCATGGTGAGTTCTTACGTTAATCGCGTCGGAGACTTGAGCATTCCCGACGAGGAACAGACGGCGGCTGAAACGACCGATGCCGCAAACCCGGTAACCAAGCCGTCGCATTACCAGGGCTATACGGGCATCGATTGCAAGGCGGCGATGGAGTCGATGCTTGGAACAGAAGCGTACGTGTCCCATATGCAGGCATGCGCGTTCAAGTACCTCTGGCGCTGGAAAGATAAGAACGGCGTTGAGGACTTGAAAAAAGCTCGCGAGTGCATCGGCAACATGCTTGACGCTTTGGGATGTGATCGGTCATGAGCGGGGGCAGCTTTTACAACGCGCCGGAGGCGATTAAAAAAACGCGCAAGCCGCACGTGTGCGCGTACTGCGGCAAGGCGATTCCAAAGGGCACGCCGCACATCATCAAGGAAAGCGGCCTTTGGATGGGCGTTTTTTGGAAGCGTTACTCATGCCGCGATTGCCAGCCGTACATAAGCGAGTTCTGGGGATGGCAAGGCTGCGAAAGCGAGAGCATTGAAGCTGATTTCGACGAGTTCATGCGCGAAAACCATTACGAAGAGTGGGTGACCGACGATGACGATTAGGTACGACCGAAAGGTTTTAGACAACCTTTGCGTTGTCTCTCAGGACATCAGCAAGCGCATCACGACATGCGAAAAGCGCGGGCGCGAAAGCTCGAAAGTCGATTACGACGATTTGATTTGCTGGTTCGACGGCGTAGCGGATGCCGTCGAAGTGATTCACCGGAATTTGGAGGGACGAAATGAAAGAGCTTAAGACCAAGGAAGATTTCGAAGTAGCGTCGATGACGATGATTGGGTGCGTGCTGGCAATCATTCCGTTCGCCATGCTTGTTGCCAGTATCGCTGTCGGGTTTATCTTCGGCGCGGGCTTCGGGTTTCTGACCTTCTTCTGCTGTCTGCTTGCCGCGTGCATCTGGTTCATCTGCGCGGCGAAGTTCAACATGCGCAAGGCTAAGAAGGCAGCTGAAAAGGAGCAGGGCGATGATTAAGGTTTCCGGCTGCTGCGACGGATGCGGCAAAGAAGCCCACCGCCGAAATATACGTGAGTTTTTCAACATTCGTTTGGATCGATTCGGCAAAGTCTCCGAGTTTGATTTCTGCCCCGATTGCATGTGCGAGCTTGCTGAGCTTCCCGGTTTAATGGATGACAAGATCAAAGAATTGTTGAAGCGTCATGGGCGTTGAGGTCAAGCAGGACGCGAAGGGCGTTTGGTTTGCGCAACCGTACCTTGGACGAACGCCGGAGGGCAGGCAGATAAGGCCGCGCCGAAGCTTTCCCGACGCTACGACGCGCGAGGAAGCGCAGGCGCTGGCCGATGCATGGGCTTCGCAGCTCACGTTCGACGGCCAGATCAAGAGCACGCTTATAGCAGACCTTCTGCGCGAGTACATAGCAGACCGCCGAGCCAAGGGCGCAGCCGTCAACACGGTGAAGCGATGGACGTTGTTCACGCGGTCATACGTTGGCCGCTACCTCAAAGGCAAGGTCGCACGCGACCTGACGGCATACGAGCTGAACGGCTTCGAGCGGCGCTTGATGGTGCCGAAGGAGCTTGGAGGGCAAGGGCTTTCGCAGAACACCGTCGTTAGCGTGCACCACTTTTTGCAGGGCGCTTTCAACTACTGGGTTCGCATCGGAGTTTGCGACGCAAACCCAATGCTGATGGTCGCGAAACCAGACGAGCAAAGGCACGAAGCGGTGGTAATCGACGAATGGGATTTCCAAACGCTCGACGCAGCCGTAAGCGATCACCTTTGCCCGGCGAAGCGCAACGAGCGAACCATGCGCGATGCCGCTTACTCGTTTGCCGCTTGGTTCGCTCTCCATACGGGTATGCGCGTCGGCGAGGTGTGCGCGGTGCGCCGTCGGGACTTGCGCAGGGCGCAAGGTTACGTGCTCGTTTGCGGCACCGCGCTTGAGCCGCCCGGCGGCGGCGTGGTTCGCTCCAACACGACCAAGAGCAAGAAGCCGCGCCAAGTGTCGCTGACCGATCGCGAGTGGAGCCGCGTATACGGCTTCATGGAGCAGCAGGACGCGTTCTCAGCGTCTTTCACGCCCGATTCGGCACTGGTGAGCGTCGATGGCTCGCTCATGCGCCCTACGACGGTATCAAAAGCCTTCAGCCGCACGCGCGACCGCTGCGGGCTTCCGAAGGCTTGCACGTTCCATTCGCTGAGACATACGCACGCGACATGGTGCCTAGCAAACGGCGTTGACCTCAAGACGCTTGCCGCAAGGCTCGGGCACGCCAACGAAGCGACCACGTTAAGGCTCTATGCGCACCTGATGCCTGGGCGCGATGCGGCGGCGGCGAAAGCCTTTGACGAGTTCGCCGAAAGCCTGAAATCAGGTGTGTAAACGGAGTGTAAACGGCCTGATTTCGCAGATTCGCCAAGCAAAGCGATAAAGCGAGGTCAAGCAAAGAAACCGACGGTTTTGGAAAAGCAAACCGCCGTATCTAAAGTAAGAATCAGGAGGTTCTAAAAATGGTGCCTATTTTGACCGAAGAAGAGCGCCGCCAAAACCTCGATAAAGCATTAAAGGCACGCCGTGAGCGTGCAGAGGTTAAAACGAAGCTTGCGAGCGGTGAAATGAGCGTCGATTACGTTTTCAGACTTGCCGACGATGGCAATGAAGCAATTCTGCGAATGCCCGTCGAATCGCTCATAAGGTCGCTTCCGGGCTATGCCCTGTCGCGAGCGCAGAAGCTTATGAAGCGGCTTCGAATCGCGCAGAGCCGCCGAATCCGAGGATTGAGCAAGCGACAGAGAAACGAGCTGCTTAAAGCTCTTGGAGGTAGCAATGAAGCGTAGTGATCTTGAAAAGGCAGTACGAAAGGTAAGGCTTGCCGCCGCACTGCTAACGGCTGTTGCGGTAATCGCTACCGTGGCGTTCATCTTTCTGATGTTCTGCCTTACCGAGCTGTTCATCAACCTCTTCACTGGTGGCTGGTTCTCTTGGGTGTTTCCCTGTGTGGCAACGGCAATGGCAATCCTGGCGCTTCTCGCGCTGGCAATCGTTACGGGAGGTAGCTATGAGCGATAGCCTTAACAGCGTGACGCTGAGCGGAAACCTTGGGCAAGATGCCGAGGTGCGCTACACCAACAGCGGGCTTGCTATCACCAGCTTTTCGCTTGCGGTGAGCAAGAGCCGCAAGCAGTCCGACGGAAGTTATAAGGACGTGACGAGTTGGGTTGATTGCGTCATGTACGGCAAGCGTGGAGAAGCGATGTACGGAAACGGCATGCTGCAAAAGGGCGTGCGCCTGGCAATCGTCGGACGCTTGCACCAAAACGTGTGGGAGAAGGACGGGCAGCGCCGCAGCAAGCTTGAAGTCATCGTCGATAACGTGGTGACGATGACAGCGCAGCGCCAACAGCAGCAATACCAGGCAGCAGCGCAACCCGCAGCCTATCCCGATGCGTACGACGACGATTGGGTTGATTGCAACATTCCGTTTTAAGGAGCTGATGAAATGCAAGGACGCAAGATGAACGTTGTTCTTACCGACGGTGCCGAGCTGCCGCGCTATGCGCATGGTGGCGATGCGGGGTTCGACCTTTGCATCACGGATGACGTGCGGCTTGAGCCAAACGCCAGCGCGGTTTGCGGGCTTGGCTTCGCCTGTGAGATTCCTAGCGGATGCGTTGGCCTGGTCTTCCCGCGCTCTGGTCTTGGCGCTCACTTCGGGGTTACGCTTCGCAATTCGGTTGGCGTAATCGATAGCGGTTACCGTGGCGAGGTGTGCGCACCGCTCGTCAACCTGAGCTGCGACACGGTGTTTCTGCCGAAAGGCTCGCGAGTGTGCCAGATGGTTGTTGTGCCGTTCGTGCCGTGCGACCTCGTTAAGGTTGCCGGCCTGACCGACACCGAGCGCGGTACGGACGGCTTCGGCTCTACCGGCATCGACTAGGAGCGGTGCCGATGGATGCCAAAGAATACTTCGAGGGCATCCGCGACGAGGTGTCTAGCATCGAACACGCACGGGAGATGCTAGCCCGCCTTAAGGCTCGCGAGGGAGCCAAGGCACAGAGCTACACCGCTGGCGGCGGTGGTGGAAGCTCTGACCCCATGGATGCGATTAACAGCCGCATTGATTTTGAAGGCAGGCTAAAGCAACGCATCAGCGACAGTGAAGCATTGCTTGACGAAGCTACGGCGCTGCTATACGGCGCAGACAATCGCGGCGGCTTGGCTAAGATCAAAGGCAACCGCTACGCCGATGCGCTGTGCATGGCCTATCTGCAAGCGATGCCGTGGGATGATATAGCCGACGTGATGCAGTGCTCGCGCCAATGGTGCAGGGAGCTATGCAACGCTGGATTCCGCTATATCGACGAGGTGGGCTTTGCCGCTCTCAAAGAAATTTGAGATTGGTACTTGTCATCACTTTTCGGTTTGCGCTATATTTCGATACGGTGGATTTTCGAAAGGGACACGGACTGCGGTTCGCGTCCCTTTTTTGTTGGAAGGATTCGCGATGGCTAAAGGCTTCTCGTATCGCTTCTACCACTCGCGCGATTGGGAGCAAGCAAGAGAGCTTGCCTTACAGCGCGACGCTTACCTTTGCCAGCACTGCTTGAAGGCTGGCATCGCTACACCGGCAACGATGGTGCATCACATCATCGAGCTAACGCCAGCTAACATCACAGACCCGAACATAGCGACCGACCCGCGCAACCTTGTCTCGCTCTGCGACCTCTGCCACAAGAAGGTGCATGGCTGGGCAAGGCAAGGCAGCACAAGGCAAGGCTTCGCTTTTGACGAGGACGGCAACTTGATTTCGTTGACAAACGAAAACACAGACTGAGCACAAACGGCCAGTCAATCAGAACAGAAAACAAAACAGCAGGTCACAGCACCGAAGCTATCCCCCCGGTCGAAAACCAAGGCACCCAGCCTAGGGCACCAACGCCGGAAGGTAGAATTTTGCGTGTGACGGATTTTGAAATGGGGGTGGTCTTGTGGTTAAGCGGAAAGTGTGCGAAAGTAACGACCTTTTGCCGAAAGCCACGGAAAGTCCCCCGAAGAAGCGCACCGCATCAATCGAGAGCCGATACCAAAGCGAGCTGAAAAAGCTCCAACGGCTCACCAAGGACGCGATACCCGACGAAAGGCGAAGCGCCGTGCTTCCGCTGATGTCCAACATCGCTTTTTTGAAAGTGAAGCTTGACGAAGCCCGCCGCGAGCTGATGCACGAGAGCATTTTCACCGCGTACGACAACGGCGGCGGTCAATCCGGCTTGCGTGAGCATCCGGGTTTCAGCGCTTATAACAGGCTATTCACCACGTTTTCTCGCGGCATCAAGCAGCTCACCGACATGATGCCGTCTGGCAGCACCGCAGGCGATGCACTCATTGACTACCTCAATGAAACGCGCTTCGGCGGCTAAAGGAAAGTGGAGCGGAGCGGGACGCTGCGAGCTGGCGATACGAAGCTACTTCGGTGGCATCCTCAACGGTGAGATCACCGCTTGCAAAAAGATGCATCAGGTCGCGGAGCGCGTCTTGCGCGACATGGATAACGTTGACCCGCTCTACCCTTATCACTTTCGCGAAGAGTTCGCGGCGAAGCACGTTAACTTCATCGAGACGTTTTGCCGCCTTCCGAGCGGCAAGCTTGGGCGCAAGTTCAAGCTGGAGCTTTTTCAGCTGGCTATCTTGTCGGTCATCTTCGGTTTCGTTGACGCCGAGGGGTTGCGGCAATACCGCGAAGTGCTCTGGATTATGGGACGAAAGAACGGCAAGACCGCTCTAGCGTCGGCTATCGAGCTGGACTTGCTCATTAACGATGACGAGGGCGCACCGGAGGTCTACAACGTCGCTACGGCTCGCGACCAGGCGGCGAAGGGCTTCAGCAACGCCTGGCGCATGGTGATGACATCGCCTGCGCTGGCGAAGCATGTGCGAAAGCGCGTGAGCGACCTTTATTGCGATCTCAACATGGGGTCGATTAAGGCGCTTTCCGCCAACACGAATCACCTTGACGGCCTGGATATCTCGTGCGCAATCGTCGACGAGCTGGCAGCTATGCGCAATCGCGATTTGTACGACCTAACGATTCAGGGTATTTCCGCGCGTAGGCAACCGCTGGTCTTGGAAATCACGACAAACGGTTTCGTTCGCGGCGGCATCTTCGATGCTCAGTACGAATACGCTTCTAAGTGGCTTGAGGGCAAAGCGTCCGGCGAAAAGGCCGAACACTTCATCGCGTTTGTGTTCGAGCTTGACGAGCGCGAGGAATGGCAAGACGAAACGTGCTGGATAAAGGCAAATCCCGGCGATGGAACTATCAAGTCCCATAAGTCGCTAAAGGAAAACGTATCTAAAGCCAAGGATGACCCGACGTTCTTGCCGACGTTGCTTGTCAAGGATTTCAACCTGATTGAAAACCAGTCGCAGGCTTGGCTTACCTGGTCTGAGATACATAACGAGAAAACTTTCGACCCATCCGACGGGTCTTTTTCTTATGCGGTGCTTGGCGTGGACGCTTCGGACACCACAGACCTAACGGCAGCGTGTCTGCTGATGATGCGCCCGAACGACGAGCACATATACGCAATGCACATGGCGTGGATACCGCTTCGCGCCTTGGAGCAGGCGGAAGCCGAGGGGCGGCGCGGGGGTCGAGACGGCGTGCCATACGATGCCTGGATTGCCCGCGGGCTGCTGAGAACGTCGGCAACGCCGATCATCGACAAGCGCGACGTGCTGGATTGGGTCACGGAGATTCAGGAAAAGTACGGCATTTATTCGGTTGCCTGCGGCTATGACCCGTGGCATATGCGAGACGTTCCGACAGTTGAAGCGTACGAGGGCTATTTCGGCGCTGACAACTTCAAGAAGGTAATACAGGGTGCGCAAACCTTGTCCATGCCGATGAAGGAGCTTCGAGCGCTCTACAAGGAAAACCGCATCGTCGATAACCAGAACCCTATAGCGGAATGGTGCCGCTCGAACGTGATGATTCGCAACGATGCGAACGGAAATATTGCCCCCGATAAAAAGAACCAAGACCCGCGCAACCGCATCGACGCTTGGGCGGCGGAATGTGACGCGTTCGTAGTGCTCAAAGACATGATGGACGATTACCAAAGCATGATTGGAGGTTAAAACGTGCGAAAACCAACGCTTTTGCGCTCTATGTTCGACGCTGTTTTTCACAAGCCGATCATGCAGGCCGTCGATGGCTATTTCCAGACGTTCACGGCCTACGCGCCGCGCTTTACGTCGTGGTCTGGCGGTATCTACGAAGCCGAGCTGACGCGCTCCATCATCGAGAGGAACGCCGACCACGCTTCGAAGCTTCGGCCTGAGATTTCGGGCACCGCGCAACCGCAATGGACGCGCTCTTTGCAATGGCAACCGAACCCGTGGATGACAACGCCGCAATTTCTGCACCGCATTTCGACGATGCTTGACGTTTGCGACACCTGCTTGATCGTCCCGGTCGATGGCGGGGGCGGAATAACGTCAGTTGGCTACTATCCCGTGCTGCCGAGCCAATGCGAAGCCTACGACGTTGACGGCGCTTTGTGGCTTGAGCTTCGCTTCCCCGGCGGTGACAAGACCTTGATTGAGTGGTCGCGCATCGGCGTTATGACGCGGCACCAGTTCAAGAGCGATTTGTTCGGCGATGGAACCAACGTGCTCAATCCCACGCTTGATTTGATTCACGCGCAGGAAGAAGCCGAGAAAACGGCTATCGAGCAGGGCGCGGCGGTGCGATTCATCGGCAAGCTGTCGCAGAACAGAAACCCGGAGGATACGAGGAAATCGGCAGAAGCCTTCAACGAGCAGCTTGGCGCGTCTAACGCTGGCGGAATCGTCGTTTACGACAACAAATATCAAGAAGTCAAGCAAATCGCGCCACAGAGCTACACGGTCGATGCCGCGCAAATGGAGCGCATCGAGAAAGCGGCCTATCGCTTCTTCGGCTCCAACGAAGACATCGTTATGAACAAGGCAGACGAGGACACGTACAACGCCTTTTATGAGGGGCGAACAGAGGTCTTCGCCGTGCAGCTTGGCTATGTGCTCACGGCAATGACGTTCACGCCGAATGAGATTGCACACGGCAACTCGATTATGTTTTCGGCCAACCGCCTTGAGTTCGCGAGCAATCAAACGAAGCTCAACGTATCCACGGCGCTTTTCGACCGTGGGATTTGGTGCGGCAATCAGGTTGCCGAGGTCTTCCAATCGCCGACCTATCCAGGCGGCGAGCGCCATGTGATACGCGGCGAGTATATCGACCTCGATTTGATTAGCCAACATACATCCGAGCAGGCGGCGGTTGCTGCCGAGACTAACGCGAATATCGCCGCAATTGACGGCAAGAAAGATGGTGATGATGATGCCTGCCAAACCGAATGAGCGGCAATACCGCGCAATGCCGGTGGTGCTGCGAAGCCTGCCGACCGATAGCGAGCGCGAAAAGCGCATCGAATCCGATTACTACGTCGAGGGCTACGCTTCGACTTTCGATGACCCCTACGTTCTGTGGCAAGACCCGTGGGACGGCACCGAGTATCGCGAGATTATCAGCCCTGACGCTTTCACAGATACCGACATGAGCGACGTGATCATGCAGTTCGACCACTGCGGGGACGTGCTCGCTCGAATGAGCAACGGCACGTTGATTGTTGAGCCTGACAAGCACGGCTTGTTCATCGCCGCCGATTTGTCTAAGTCCGATTCGGCGCGAAAGCGTTTTGAGGAAATCGATAACGGGCTTGTTACTCGCATGTCGTGGGCTTTCACCGTCGGCGCATCCGAGTATGACCGCGATTCGCACACCACGACGATTACAAGGGTCAAGAAGATTTATGACGTGTCCGCAGTCAGCTTGCCAGCCGACCCGAACACCGAAATAAGTGCAAGAAACCTGCTTGACGGAGTGATTGAGCAGTCGCGCAAGGAGCTTGCGCGTAGGAAGGCCGCTTTGCTTCGCGCTAAAGCGTGCCTGGCAATTACTAACGCGAAGAAAGGTAACTAGTTATGACACTCGAAGAGCTTATCGCCGAGCTGCAAGCCCTTATCGACCAGTATTCCGATGGTACCGAGCCGACGGAAGAGGATGCAGCCCGCATGGCCGAGCTGACCGACGAGATCAACCAGCGCCGCGCCGCTGGTGAGCAGGCGGCGCAGACCCGCGCCGCCGCCGTCGCGAACGCACGCGCCGCAATCGATGCTGGCCGCGCCCAGCGAATCGATTCCGTCCCGCTGGCACGTTCCGCCAACGTCGCGGGCGTTTCCGGCGCTGCCTACGACGTGACCGATTACGATGCGGCAGAGCGCCGTGCATGGGTAAAGAACATGGCGGAGAGCGCTAACGTGCAACTTATCGGCGGCACCGCCCTTACCGATGCTGAGCGTGCGGCGGTACGTCACGCTCTTGAGCAGCGAGCGGAATTCACTATCACCACGTCTAACACGGCTGATGTCGTTCCCGTATCTGTTCAACAGGAAATCATCTCGCTTATTGACAATTCCGCAGTCCTGTTTAGCGATGTGACGCGCTATAGCATGGCTGGCCAATTCGAGCTTGTCCGTCATAAGAGCATCAAAAAGGGCGATGCTGCGGCAACCGCCGAGGGTGCGGCACCTACCGACATCGAAGAGAACGAGTTTGACCACATCACTCTTACCGGCGATGAGATTAAGAAGACTGTTGAGATGTCGCGCAAGATGGCAACGCAGTCTCTTACTGGATTTGAAAAGTATCTTATCAACGAGATTTCCGCACGACTTTCCGTTGCTTGCAATGCGAAAGTTCATGCCAATCTTGATTCTGCTGAGCTTGGCATGGCTACGGCCAATAAGATTCAGACGGCAAAAGTCAACGTCATTACTATTTCTGATATTCGCAAGATGCTCTCGCTGCTCAAGACATTCAACAATCCGGCATCCAAGGGTGTTTTCGTTTACGCAAACAGCGATACTATTTGGAATCAGATTGCGGCGATTGAGGATTCCACCGGTCGCGCATATTTCGTCGAGAGCGAAAATACTGATGATCCGACCATCCAGGGTCGCATTTACGGCAAGTATGTAAAGGCCGATGATTCGATTGCTGACGGCGTTATCAAGGCAGGTTATCCCGACTTGTTCTACGGAAACATGTTCGATGGCATCGACATTACGCCGTATATTCAGCCGCGAACTCAAAAACGTTGCTTCGACGGTTATGCGCTATATGACGGTGGTCTTGTCGTTCCGCAAGCGTTCGCGCAGCTCACCATCAAGCAGGCTTAAGGAGGTGGCGCGGCATGGCCGCAAAGGCTAAAGGCAAGCTGTTGGATGCGTGCCGCGCCGCGCTTCGCATCCCGGCTTTCGTAAACGACTACGACGAAGAGATTACTGACGTTATCGAAGCCGCCCGTTACGAGATGGTGGCGGGCGGCGTTTCTGAAGATAAGGCGCATGACGATTCGGACGGGCGCGTTCGGCTAGCAATCAAGGTTTATGTAAAGGCCAATTTCGGCATGGACAATCCCGACGCTGAAAAATTCATGCGTTCGTTCGAAACTATGCTCACGAGCATGAGCGGCGATTCTGCGTACAACGGCGGTGATGCGGCATGAGCGGGTGGGCTGGCGTTTGCACGCTGATTGCCACCGTTTCCGAGCGCGATGAATTGGGCGTTTCGCACAAGAAGGAGCGTTGCCGCCGCGTGCCTTGCAACGTGTACGGCATCAGCCAGACGGCCTACTACACAGCCGCCCAGGCGGGCGTTAAACCGCAGGCCGTCATCACGGTACGCGCGTGCGCATACAGCGGCGAAAAGCTCTGCGAGTTCGGCGGTATCCGCTACGCCGTCGATTCGGCGGTTGTCGCGAACGTCGATAACGTGCGCCTTACCCTGGTCGAGAAAGTAGGCAACCGGTGAGCGGTATAAAGATTGACCAGCTGGAAGCGATCATCGTCAACAGCATCGAAGAGGTTATCGAGGACAACGAAGAGGTATTGCAAGGCAACGTCAAAGCCGCTGGCAGCAAGGCGGTTCGCCTGCTGAAAGAGCGAAGCCGGAAGAAGAAGCGCCACGGCGGAAGCTACGCAAAGGGATGGTCTTCCGACGTGAAGACCGAAGCGACCGGCACGACCTGCGTTGTCCATAACAGGCAATACCAACTTACGCATCTGCTCGAAAACGGCCACGCTATCAAAAACCAGCACGGCGACTATCCCGGCAAGGTCGAGGGCGATCACGTCATCGAGGGAGTTTACAAGGAGGTTGCCGCCGAGTTCTCCAAGGGGGCGCAATGAACAGCCTTAAAGACCTCGCGAAGCTGCTTGACGCGTTCGGCCTTCCGTGGGCTAACGGCGGCTTCCGCGACGGCGGTTTTCCCGCTCCGCCGTATATCGACATCGAAGCCGGTTACGGCGAGAGCATGTGCGCGGACAACGCCGCTTGGTGCCGATGGATGCCGTACGATGTGGCGCTTTACGTGCGAGAGCGCGATTACGAGCTTGAGAAGCGATTCGAAGCGGCGCTCGATGCCGCAGAGTTCAATTACAGCAAAAAGGTAACGCCGCTTGACGGTGACGATCTTATCGAAACGGCTTACGAAATCGACGTTACCGAATAAAGAAAGGAGCCGACATGGCACGAAATGGTTTCTTCGGCGTTAAGAACGTGCACGTTGCGCGTTTTACCGACGAGGATACGTTCGAGTACGAGAAGCCCGTTCACATCCCGGGCGCGGTCGAGTTTAAGATGGAGCCTTCAATCGAGCAGGCTACGAGCTACGGCGATAACGAACCTTGGCTCGATAAGTATCAGGACAACGGCGGCTCTATCACGTGGTCGCTCTACGACATCGAGAGCACGCCGGAGCTTCGCGAGCTTCTGGCCGACATCAACGGATTCGATATCGACGCGAAAGGCCGCGTGCTTGCAACATCCGGCAAGACCCCTAAGCCGTTCGCCTTCATGTGCGAGCAGCCCGGCCACGCCGTCGGAAAGCGCCGCTGCATCTACAAGTGCACGAGCAAGCCAGCGTCCGTCGATGCGAAGACGCTTGAGGACAAGCCCGACATCACGCAGATCGATTACGAGCTTACGTTCCGCCCCGTCACGCTTCCGACCGGCTGGCGCGGATGCTACATCGACACGTATAGCGACCTCGCGGATTACGATAAGTTCTTCGAGCAGGTTGATACCGCCGTCAAGCCTAAGACCGAGGCCGCGTAATGGACGGCGGAATCATCGAGGTTGGTGGAGTTAAGTATCCCGTTGCTTGCAATGCGTTCACCCCTATCGCATACTCGCGCGAGTTTTACGTTGAGCGCAAGGACGGGAGCCGCCGACCGAAGGACATCAACGAAGCCGTTTCGATGGTGATTGAGGTTTCTGCAACGTCGAACATGCCGCCCATCGTGCCCCTGCTCGAAATCTTCTATGCCTTCGCGAAGACGTACAATGCCACGGCGAAGGACAAGACAGACCTTGGAAAATCATTCGAAGATTGGGTTTGCAGCTTCCCGCAATCGGAATTCGACCTTGAGCGCGAAGGCGGTTGGGCATTCGACGTGATGCAGATCATCAAGGACAACTTTTTTCCGAATGCAAAAGCGGACATGGAAGCCGCGACCGCCGAAGCATCCGATGCCGCCGCTTCCGCCGGAGCTGGAAAGTAGCTGCGACGCGCTCTATATCTACTCTTGCCAGCAGGCGGGATTGAGCGTCCAGGACCTGCACACGCTGTCTTATGCGCAGGTGCAAAACCTTATCGAGGTATACAGCTTCGTAAACGATGCCGTGGCGTATGCCGAGGATGACGAGCAGGCGCGGCAAGGCGAAGCGGCCTTCTGGGCTGGACTGTGAGCGTAAAGCGCCAGCGCACCTACGCGGTGCGCTGTTCTGTGCGCTCATTTCTTTCATTGACAATCGAAAAGAGGTGAAACCGTGGCTGTCACGTACAAAGGGCTGACAATCAAGTTCGGCGGCGATACGACCGAGTTGCAGGGCGCGTTGAAGAGCGTGCAGAGCACGGCGAAGGATACGCAGGGCGCGTTGAAGGACATCAACCGCGCCTTGAAATTTGACCCCGGCAACACCGATTTGCTCGTTGAGAAGGAAAAGCTTCTCAACCGCGCCTATGGCGAGACGAAAACGAAGCTCGACGCTTACAAGGCTGCGTTGGCAACGCTCGACGAGAAGAAGCGCAGCGGCGCGACGCTCACCGAGCGCGAGGAAGCGCAGTATTTGAGCCTTAAGGCTCAAATCGCAATCTGCGAAAACCAGCTTGAGAGTTATTCCGACGATCTCAAAAGCGTCGGTCGCGAAGCCCAGGCATCGAAGAGCAACCTTTATCAATTCGGCCAGACAATCCAGGACAACAGCGACAAGCTGGAAAAGGCGGGCAAGGGTCTTGAGACTGCCGGTAAGACCATCACGGGCACCGTCACCGGCGCTGCTACCGCGCTTGTCGGGCTTGCCAGCAGCCAGGAAGAGCAGATCGAGCAAACGCACCAGCTGGACGCTGCATGGAAGGATGCTGGCGGAACGTCCGAGCAGGCGCGAAGCTCTTATACCCTGTTTTACAAGCTGCTTGGCGAAGAGGACACCGCGACCGAAGCGGCGCAGAACCTGTCGCGTCTGACCACCAACCAGCAGGAGCTTGACAAGTGGAACAACATCGCCGCAGGCTCGTTTTCCAAATTCGGCGATGCCCTACCGCTCGAAAACCTCGTCGAAGCTTCGCAGGAGACGGCGCACACCGGCACCGTCACCGGCGGTCTTGCCGATGCCCTCAACTGGGCAACGGCCAGCAACGAGCAGTGGAGCGCAGCGCTTTCCGGCAACCAGGCGGCGCAGCAGGCTTTCAACGACCAGATAGACCAGGGCGCGACCAAAGAGGACGCTTTCAACGCGGCGCTTGCCGCCTGCGGTGACGAGCAAGAGCGCTCTTCGCTTATCACGCAGACGCTCGATGGCCTTTACGGCAACATCGGCGAGACGTACCAGGAAACCAATAAAACGATGCTCGACGCGCGCGAAGCGCAAGCCGAGCTTAACCAGAAGATGGCCGAAGCCGGAGAAGCGGCGATGCCGTTCAAGGAAAAGGCGCTTGAGCTTGGAACGACCTTGCTTGAGAAGGTAACGCCAGCGCTTGAGGGAGTTTCGGACTGGTACAAGTCCCTAACGCCTGAGCAGCAGGACATGGCCACCAACGTTGCTTTGGGGACGATCGCGTTCGGCGGTCTTACAACCGGCATCGGCAAGACGCTCCAAAAAGGCGTTGAGATCGGCCAGACGTTCAAGGACGTTGCGGGCGGCTTCGCTTCCCTCGCGGGCAAGTTCGGCGAGGGCGGCGGCGCTATAAGCACGGCGGCAACGGGCTTCGGCGGCATCGCCGAGAAGGCGGGCGGCTTGGCATCGACCCTTGGCGGCAAGCTCTCTACCGGCTGGACTTCGTTCACCGGCTTGATTGCGGCAAACCCCATCTTGCTTGGCGTTGCCGCCGTCGCGGCTGCTGTCGCTGGCCTTACGTGGTTCTTCACTCAGACGGAGACTGGCAAGCAGCTTTGGGCTGGCTTCACGGGATGGATTTCCGAAAAGTGGCAAGGCGTGCAGGATTTCTTCGCAGGCGTGCCGGAATTCTGGTCTGGGATTTGGGACGGCATAACAGGCAAGGCAGAAGAGGTCAAAAACAGCCTTGGCGAGAAATTCGAGGGCATAAGACAAGGCGCATCCGATGCTTGGGAAGGCTTGAGGTCTAACGCGTCCGATGCTTGGGAAAACCTGAAATCCGCAGCATCGGAAAAATTCGGCGCTATCAAGGATTCGATTCAAACGGACATGAACACCGGGCAAATCGTCGGCTCTGCCGCTTCAAACGCCTTGAAAGCGGCCATGAACGGGGATTGGGACGCGGCGAAGTCGCAAGCCGGTAGCGCCTTCCAGGCAATACAAAGCAACATCCAAACGAAGATGAACAACGCCAAGGACAACGCCATAAACGCCGGTAACTCCATCGGCGAGAAGCTGGGCTTTCCTGGACTTGGAAGCAAGGTCGCTGGCGTTTTTTCGGGTATCAAGAGCAATATTACTTCGCCGATCAGCGAAGCATGGAACTTCATCAGCGGCATCCCTTGGAAGATTCAGAACGCTTTCAGCGGAATTCGCATCAGCCTGCCGCACATCAACATGCCGCATTTCAACGTCAGCTGGCGCGACATCGGCGGCGTTGTAAAGCTGCCGTCCATCAGCGTCAACTGGTATGCAAAGGGTGCATCTTTCGACAAGCCTTCGATTATCGGCGTTGGCGAAGCTGGACTGGAGCACGTAGCGCCCGATGCAAAGCTGCGTTCCAGCGTCAAAGAGAGCGTCGAAGCTGGCATTGCCCGCGTGCTAGACCGCCTGGGCGGCGGCTTCGGCGGCGGCGCTCAGGTCAACGTGACCGTCAACGCTACGGTCGCAAACGGCGTTGACGCGTACACGACCGGACAGCAGATCGGCGCTGGCATTGCCAGCAAGCTAAAGCAAAAGGGGGTGCCCGTTGGAGCTTAAGCGGAAGCGAAACCAAAGCGATAGCATCATCTTCAACGGGCACGACCTGTCGAAGCTCGTCTACTGCAAGGTGCGCCGCCCCATCATGGCGAGCGTATCGGCGAGCTTCGAGGACGCGCCCGGACGGCACGGCGAATACTTCAAGAACGCACGCCGTTCCGGCTACGACTTGCAGGTTGATATGTGGCTTCGCACCGAGCACCGGCGCGAGGTCGCTAAGGCGCGGCACGATTTGGCGGCGCTGCTCTGGTCTGACGAGCCGGCGCCGCTTTATCTGCCTGATGACCCTACGCGCTATTTGATGGCGATTGTCAGCGGCGCAACCGACCTTGACGAGATCACCGACGATTGCCCGCAGGCGACCGTTACGTTTCACATTGGCGACCCAGACTATTACGGCCAGCATCGCCGAATGGATATGAGCGACACGGCATCGTTCGCCGTCGGCGGCACGCTGCCTGCCGCTCTTACCGTGACGGCGAAGCCCGGAGCTTGCAGCTCTTGGCGCATTACCAATACCGATACGGCGGAGTTCGTCGAGGTGGCGCAGCCGTTGACGGTTTCGAGCGTCGTTCGCATGGACTTCGAAAAGGAGCACGTGACCGTTAACGGCTCCGTTGCTCACCTCAACATCATGAGCGACTTTTTCACAGTCAAAGACCGTGCGCACATCAAGATTTCTAGCGGCTCTGCGGTGCTGGAATGGGAGGAAAGATGGCTTTAATAAACAAGGTCAACTTCACCCGTTTCAGCCGATTCGGCGTGAATCTCGGGCGGCTCACCTACACAGCCGCCACCCATGAGGAAGCAACCGACGGAACCGACGAGCTTAAGATCACGTGCGACGAGGATTTGACCAAGGGCGAGCGCCTTGTTTGGCTTGACCGACAAGGCGTTGCGCATGAGCATATCGTTGACGAAATCGAGCGCCTGCACGATGCCGACGGCAAGCCTTATACCAGCGTCACGTGCATCAACTCAATCAACGAGACGTGGGATGATTACATCGAGGACAAGCGACCTTCCGGCAGCGCTGCCGTGGCGCTCGCTTCAATCCTCGCTGGCACACGTTGGGAAGTTGGCAACTGCGACCAGCCCGGCGGCGCTTCGCACACCTTCTACCACATCAGCGTTCGCGAAGGCTTGAGCGATTTGCTCAAAACCTGGGGCGGCGAACTTGAAACCGTCATCGAGACGGACGGCGTGCAGGTCACGCACCGATACGTTCGCGTGGTCGCGACGCGCGGAAACCAGCAAAGCCCTAAGCGCTTCACCTGGACGAAAGACCTTATCAGCATCAAGCGAAAGACGGGCAGCGCCAACCCTAAGACGCGCGTTTACGGCTACGGCAAGGGCGTTGAGACGGACACCGGCGGCTATGGCCGACGCTTGACGTTCGGCGATATAAACGGCGGCAAGGATTACGTTGAGGATGCGTCCGCAACCGAGGTTTGGGGGCATCCCGACGGCAGCGGCGGCATCGCTCCCGCTGTGGACGTTTACATTAACGAGCAGTGCGAGGATGCGGCGCAGCTTTTGGCCGAAACGCGCGATTACCTCGAAACCGTTAAAGCGCCTACCGTGTCATACGAAGCGAGCGTGCTTGACCTGTTCGCGTTCGGGCGAGATTGGGAGGGCGTGGCCGTCGGAGATTGCGTGGCGATCATCGACAAGGGCTTTTCCGATGCCGGAATCAGGCTTAAGGGCCGCGTCTCGAAGCTGTCCCGCGACCTGGTGACCGGCGATGCATCGGTGACGTTCGGCAACCTCACCGATGACCTGGCAGATATCTTCCAGGCGATGACGCAGCAGCTTAAAAAAGGCAGCGACCAGCGAGCCAACTACGATGCTGCGGCTGGAACGTCCGTCTCGTGGCTCAACCAGCTCATGGTGGCGCTCAACAAGGCGTTTAACGCCGTCGGAACCTACAAGGTCGAGACGTTCGAGCTTGGAGCTATCCACTCGAACGTGCCGCTCGATACCGAAACGGGCGTGCCGCTCAAGGCAACGTCCGGAATGTGTGCTGTCAACATCAACGGCATGGGCATCCGCCTTGCCGATAGCCTGACGAGCGACGGCCAATGGAATTGGAGAACGTTCATCACCGGCTCTCAGGTGAGCGCCGATTGCATCAATACTGGCACGATGCGAGCAGAACGCATCCGTGCGGGCTTGCTCACCGACGAGGTGGGAGCCAACTACTGGGATTTGGAAACGGGCGAATTCCAACTATCGCCAAATGCCAAATACGGCGATGGCGGCTGGACTGTCGATGGCGTGGTTGAAGACCTGCACAGCGGAATGGTGCGGAACACAAAAGACATCGAGAGCCTAGGGAAAGATTTCCAGGCAAGAAATAAGGAAATCGACGAAACGATAAGCAGCCTTGACAAGACGGTTGACGGCATCGCCAAAGACGGCATCGTTACGGAAGCCGAGAAGGCAGCCGTAACGAAGGTTATGCAGGCGATTGCGCAAGACCGCGCCTGGGCTATCCAGGATTTAACGACGCTGAAGAAAAGCAGCGCCGCGCTATCCGGAACAGGGAACATGCCTATATCGGCAACGCCGTACAATCGATTGACGAATGCGTTCTCGCAAGCCTACGGCTCGACCGACGAAGCAACGATCACTGAAAGCTGCGCATATGGCAAGCTAAAGTCAGCAATCGATGCGATAGCCGAATGCACGACAGCCGAAGCGCTAAGCGGAGCCGTCGAAACGTACAAAGCGGCCTATTCAGCGTTTTCGACTAAGGTAAACGCCTATCTCAAGGTTTCGCAGGAATGCCATTCTCTCGTCGAACAATACAACGCAGCGCAGGCAACAGACGCGCTTTTGACGCAAACCGAGGTGTTCAACCGACTTACGAACAACGGTGCCACGAAGGGCATCTACATGACAAACGGGCAGCTGTACATCAATGCCACGTACCTAAAAAGCGGCATCATCAGCGACGGCCAGAACAAGAACTTTTGGTCGCTGACGAGCGGTTATTTTCAGACCAAGTACGGGAGCATCGGCGGGCTTGCAATCGGCGATACGAAGATATACAGCGGCAAGCTAACGCTTAACTCGAACACGTATGGCCTTTACATCGGCAGAGACGGTTTCAGCGTCGGCAGCGGCTCTTGCTATACGGCTCTATCCGACGGATATCTATACGGCGGCAGCGCAGAAGACATTACGGGCTATGTTGGATTCAACAACACCAACACCGCAACAAAGGTGAAGGGAACCCGCCTTGCCGGAAAAGGCTGCATCTGCCTTATGACCGATGATTGGATCGGTGTTTGCGGATACAAGCCGTTCACTGATGACGTTACATGCACGACAGGTAAGACCGGGAGCATCACGCTTGTTGGCAACCTAAGAAGCAGCTGGACGAACCTGCAACTCACGGGAACTTATAACGTAAGCGGAATTTGCCAAAACCTATCTATGAACTGGACGAATTACACGCTGACGTTTGACCATGGGCTTATGGTCACGTCTCTTTAAGGGGGTATATCAGTGGTAACTTACCGCGTCGAGAAGGACGGAATCACGTTCTACGTCCAGCCTGAAATGCTCGATTACTACGCGAGCAGCGGATACAAGATTTACAAGACTATAGAAAAACAGGTTGCGGACATTGCCGTTGAGATTGCGGCAATCGACGAGCCAAAGCCGGTAATTAAGGAGGTAACGGTAAATGGATAGCGGGGTTAATGCGTTCGCTTCTTCGTTGGGAGCTTCTATTACCGAGACAGAGCAAAGCATCGACGTTAAAGACATTTTGCCCAACGAGTACACGAACGAGCAGATGTATCAGATGCTTTTGTCACTCGAACCGCTGCTTGAGCGACGCGATATCGTAGGCTATGCCGCCGCTCGCAACGTGCGCGTACTCCAATCCGAAGCCATGGAGTACCTAAAGCGGCGCGACGAGCTTATCGAGAAATACGGCGATCCTGAGATTTCCGAAAACGGCATGCCCACCGGCAGACAGCAGCTTCAAATTGGCTCCGATGCATATAAGCGCTTCATGGATGATTTGGCGCTCTATTCGAACATCAAGCACCGTCCGTTGCTGTTCAAGATTCCGTATGAGGAAGCCATTGGGAAAATGAGCGGAACGGAGATTCTGGCGTGCGAATGGATGCTTGTTGACGGCGGCGATGCCTAATGAACGTGCAGACAATCGAGCTAGACGTTAACAAGCGAGGATGCGGAAACAACTGCATCCGCATCGCCCAGGGCGAGGGCGGCGGTACGACCATCAAGGCGCTTATCTACGACAACGGCGGCGAGCTGTCTTTGTCTGGGTACAGCGCCTTTTTGGTTGCCCGTCTTCCCGACCGAATCCACTACTACAGGGGAAGCGCGACGGTAAGCGGAAACACGATCACCTACGTTTGCGACGAATCGAAGCTTGCAAGCGTGCCGGGATACACCGACGAAGCGTATTTCGAAATCGTCAAAGGCGATTTCCTGGCGCAAACGGAGCGCTTCGCCCTGGATATCCTGCGCAGCGCCAAAGAGGGGCAACAGCCCGCTCAGTCGTGGGACAACGCGATTGATGACCTAATCAAGCGAGGTGAAACGGCGGTTAAGAGCAGCGAAGCAGCTGTTACGGCAGCAAACGGCGCTGCTTCAAAAGCGAACACGGCGGCAGCAAAAGCGGATACGGCAACCGGCAAAGCCAACGCCGCCGCACGCGATGCCAGCACTGCAACCGGCAAAGCCAACACCGCCGCAGGCAAGGCCAATACGTCGGCTGAAAATGCAGACACCGCCGCAGGCAAGGCCAATACGTCGGCTGAAAATGCAGACACCGCAGCGCAAGGTGCGAACGATGCGAAGACGGAAGCGCTCAAGGCCGCTGAGGAAGCGCGAGGGTCTATCAGCCCCGACAAGCGCCTTTACATCGCTTACGACACAGTGGGCGATACGGATTACATCTCTCTAGTCGATACGGAGGATTAGGCATGGCTAAAACCCACATCGCAGACCATGAGACGCTTGAGCGCGTGGCCGTCGCGCTTGAGAGCATGGGCGCGTCAACGGTGCCGATTTTCGATGCCGAAACAGGCCGCTACACCAACGCTTCGCTTGCCGCTTGGCTCGCGAAGATGCGCGACGGCAAGAACTACGGCGTGAGCATCCCGAAGGGCAGCGCCACGTCCTGCACCAAGACCGGCGCGAACGCGGGCATCGCCAACCCGAAGCCCGGCACCATCGGTCGCGCGGCAATCGACCCCTACGTTAACCACGGCGCTTTCATCTTCTTCGAGGTGAACGGCGGCGTTGACGCTGACGGCACGCCATACGTTACCGCCATCGACGGTGACGGGCGCTTTTCGCGCAAGGACGATACGTGGATCATGACCCCGGTGCTCTACACGCTCGAAACCGAGACGGACGATGCTGTCAACCTCACCGTCTCTGACACGCAGAACCAGGGCATGAAGTCGCAGCCCGCCGCGTACCTGCCGAACGGCGCTAAGCGCCCTTATATGCTCTACGCCAAGTACGCGCTTTCTGTCGATGCCGACGGCAAGCCGCGAAGCGTGAGCGGCGCACCAGTCAAGACGCGCAGCGTTAGCCATGACGGCGGCGTGAGCCTTATGAATACGGCTGCGACCGGCGATGCGCTCAAGGTCGCTGCCGACGATTGGTACGTCAAGGCAATGTTCCTGCTCAAGTACGCTACAAAGAACAGCCAGAGCGTCTTTGCAGGCTGCACCGGCCACACTGAGCAATGTAACCCGACGCTTGCAGAGACGAATACCACGCGAGTTGTTGTAAAAAAGGCAACAGCTGATGCTATCCCCGTAGGATCTGCAATGATGTTCGGCACGCACACCGGAAGCAGCACCGACCGTGGAACCAATTACAACTATGACATATTCGACGGCGCTAAGGTGCTCAAGAAGGTAGCTGTTGACGATTCCAACACGGCGCTATATTTCGATGTGGCTAAGCCGTTCAACGTCGAGACTACCTATTACCTCAGCACCGCGCCGTGGAACACCGGCGCTTGCGACATGGTAGAGGGCGACGGTTCGCCGACAAGCTGCACCAGCGGTCGCGAGCCGTTTGTTGTGCAGGGCATCGAGCTTGGCTTGGGCATGTACGAGGTGCTTGGTAACGTCCTTATCCAGTACACGGGTAGTGGCGCGGTCGTTTGGATCAATCCCGACACGAAGAACGAGAAAAGCGGCGATCTCGCGTCCGGCGCTCTTTCCTGCGGCGCTTTCCCCGGCCCTGCAACCGAAGGCTGGAACTATGGCCTTTACTGCAAGACCGTCAACGGCCTTATGATGCAGCAGGGCACCGGCGCTTCAACGTCAGTCGGCATCTGCGACGGCAACTATAAGGTTGCCGACACCGTTACCGGTCTGAGAGAGTGGCTTTCCCTCGGCGACTTGCGGACCGGGGGCGTTGCTGGCCTTTGGTGCGTCAACGGCGGCAGCGCCGGCACCGCCCTTGCTTGGTGGCTCATCGGCTCGCGCCGCTCTGCCAATGGTCGCTCAAGGGGTGAAGCGGCGTAAGCCGCGAGGGGACTTGTCCCCTTTGTAAAAACAAGCAGGGATTCGCGGCGCGTGGGCTGTCATGTTCTTGGCTTTCCCTCGGCAACTTGAGGAACAGGGGCAATGCTGGCCTTTGGTACGTCAACGGCAACAACGGCACCGCCAATGCTTGGTGGAACATCGGCTCGCGCCTACCTGGGTGATTATCTCAAACAACCAGCTATCTATTAATTTCCGCCGCGACTACCCGCCGCCGCTGGTGGCGAGCGGGCAAGCCTGGCTTAACCAAGTGAAATCAGTCTTAAGACCAGCGGGCCAGTAGCGCATCGCGCGACCGCTCGCACGACATCCAGAGAGTTAAAAGGTCAAAACAATTGAAGAGCTATTGCAAAGGGCTTCGTGTGAACGAAGCCCTTGTTGTTTCCGCCTACGAATCTTGGCTCGATTCAAAGGCGGGAAAGAAAAACGCCTGGCGCGTGCCGCAAGAGCACGGCAGCGCTTCGGCGCTAATCGCGGAGATCGTGCGCGAGGTCGAAACGCGCTCGCTCACGTTCCGCCCGATAAAGCGATACCGGCATCGCGAGCCTACGAACGGCAAGCTGCGCGTCATCGGCGTTGAGAGCGTGAAGCAGCAGGTTTGCGACTATGTGGCCGTTGCCGCAATGTCGCGCCTGCTCGATGCGAAGGTTGGCTTCTGGCAGGTTTCTAGCGTCCCCGGCAAAGGTCAGCTCATGGCGGCTCATGCCGTGCGCAGGTGGTCGCAAGATGGCGGTTACTACGTGCATATGGACGTTCGCAAGTGCTATCCGTCCATAAAGGCGGACGTGGTGATGATGTTACTTCGCCGCTACGTGCGAAGCCCCGACGTGCTCTATATCGCCGAATCGCTGCTCGCTACCTACGGCGGCGGTCTTGAAATCGGGAGCTATTTCAGCCTGCGGATGGCGCAGCTGGTGTTGTCTTTCGGCTATCACGAGGTTGAGAGCATGCGCAAGGTGCGCCGAAACGCCAACGTGCCGCTGGTGACACATCAGCTTTGGTACGCCGATGACATCTACCTTTTCGGGCGCGACAAGCGCGATTTGCGCAGCGCAGCCCGCAAGCTGCAACGCTTCCTGCTCAAGGGCTTCGGCTTGCACGTCAAGCCCTGGAAGATAAGCCGCATCAGCAACGAAGAGCCGGTCGATGTTGTGGGCTACACGGTGCGCAGGAATCGCACCACGCTTCGCGGCTCGCTCTTCCTTCGCGCTTGCCGCGCTCTTCGCAGATACAGGCGCTCACCGACGCTAAAGCGGGCGCGTAGGGCTACGAGCTATGGCGGCTGGTTTAGACACGCAGATTGCGTCGATGTTTGGCGCGACAACGGTTTTAACAAGGTATTCAGGCAAGCCCGCGCACACATAAGCGCGGCAGAAAGGGGCAACCATGAGCGTAACGACATGCTCTGCAACGCCGATTGATGCGGTGATGATCGAAGCCCGACCAGGCGGCGCGACCGCTGATGTTTGGCTTCGCCGAAACATCGAGAAGGACGTTGCCGACAACGGAGCGGATGCCGAAAAGGCTATCGAATTCTACCGAGCCGACGAGCTGCACTTCGTGGCAGTCGGCGTGCCTAGCGTCGAAGAGGTTACGGCGGCATTCGACGAGCTTTGGGAAGCTCACGAGGATGACGAGCTTACCGAGCGCGAGCAAATCGACAAGCTCATTGCACAGCTCAAGGACACCCGTGCAGCGCTTGAGGACACCAACGCGGCGCTGCTCGAAATCGGCGATTTGGTAGGCGGTGAGCAGTAATGGCGAAGATCTACTACAAGGCCGTGAAGGCTGGCAAGAGAACGCTTGATAGCGTGCCGGAACGCTGGCGCGACGAGGTTAAGAAGCTGCTTGATGCAGACACGAAGGAGGACTAATGGAAGCTATCTACACGTTCACTGAGCCGCAAATCTGGGCGATTGTCGGTGCGTTTCTCATGATGCTTTTCGACATGGTTACCGGCATCGCTCAGTCGCTTTTCAACCATAACTTCAAATCTTCGACAATGCGTCAGGGCTTGGGACATAAGGCCACGCTGTCGCTCATCATCCTGCTTTCTATCTGCATCGAAATTCTTGGCGCACACATCGCAGGGCTTGAATGCGGCGGCGTTACCGTCTACGTCGTTTGCATCGCCATCATCGGCATGGAGTTTGCTTCCATCCTTGAGAACATCAAGCGAGCTTACCCGGAGCTTGCCGATGCACCGATCATGAAGATTTTCGAGCACGCCGACACCAACGATATTACGAAGGCGATTGCCGATGAAGCCGCGAAGCGCGGCTAGTCTCAGGCTTGCCGTTGCCGCACTGCTTGGCTTCGCCGTCGGCATGTGCCTTTGGTTCGGCCCTACGGTTTCACACATAAACGATGACGTTAACGCAACCGCGCAGACGTATAAGCAGGGCTATAGCGACGGTTATATAGCCGCTATTCCCGTATACGACACCGCAAAAACCAGCGCTAAGAGCGGCTATATGCCGCTCTTTCTGCAGAAAGACCCTCAATGGGCAAACGTTGCCTACTCTGACGGGACTATAGGCACATACGGTTGCGGCCTTACGTCTGCGGCAATGGCCTTGAGCTATCTAACAAACAAAGAGATCACGCCCGACCTTCTGGCGGCATTCGTCGGCGAAAGCTGCCTTACCGACCGTGTTAACGACATGGCGAAGTTTTCGGACTATCTAGCCAAAACCTACCACCTGCAAGCACGTGAGACGTTTTGGGGCACCGCCGAAGCGCTTAAGGCCGTCAATGACGGCTGGGTTGTGTTCGCTGGCGTTTCAGGCGCTTTCGGCGAGCGCTCTTACGGCTCGCACGTCGTTATGATCTGGCGCTCAAACGGCGATGGCACGTACCTTTTGCGCGACCCCGATGACGTCGCTAACTCAATCAAAACATGGACAAAAGACGAGCTTCTAAGCGTCGGATTCATGCAATTCGACGCGGTGAGGGGATGATACATATGAGCATGCGAGGATTCGACATATCAGACTGGCAAAAAGATATAGACATCAACGCCGTTGATTACGATTTCGTAATCTGCAAGGCCACGCAGGGGACTAGCTACGTCAACGGTTACTGCGATATCAACATCCAAAAGGCCAAGCAAGCAGGCAAGCCATGGGGCTTCTATCACTTCATGTGGGATTGCGACCCAGTGGAGCAAGCCGATTATTTCTATGCTAACTGCAAAAACTATTTCGGCGAGGGAATCCCCATTCTGGACTACGAAGACGGCGGGCGCATCGGCTCCGACGGCGCTAAAAGGTTCCTCGACCGCATCTACGAGCTGACCGGCGTTCGATGCCTGTTCTACACATATCGAAACGTCGTTCAAAGCCCGCACGATGACGAAGACTGGGGCGCTATCGCGCGAAACCACGCCCTTTGGGTCGCGCAGTACGCCAACGACGAGCAGACGGGCTATCAGGATTCGCCATGGCTTCCAGGCGGCGAGTTCGGCGCATGGAAAACAATCGTCATGCATCAGTACACGTCACACGGACGCTTGGACGGCTACGGCGGCAATCTCGACCTCGATATAGCCTACATGGATGCCGATGCTTGGGCGCGATACGCCAAGCCCGGCACGTCCAACGTGCAGCCTGCGGCATCCGACGCGCCAAGCGGCAGCGCCGCAGACATCGCGACAGATGTGATGCGCGGCAAGTACGGCAACGGTGACGAGCGCAAGGCAAAGCTTGGCGGACGATTCGACGAAGTGCAGAGCCTTATCAATCGCGCCGCGACAGCAAGCGCCGACGATCTGGCATCCGATGTGCTCAACGGCCTTTTCGGCAACGGAGATACGCGCCGTGCAATCCTTGGCTCTCGTTATGACGAGGTGCAGACCATCGTTAACGGCAAGGCCAACGGCGTTGACATCGACGATCTAGCACGCGCAGTCATTCGCGGCGAGTACGGAGACGGCGAGACGCGCAAGGCAAAGCTTGGCGCAAACTACGATGCCGTGCAGAAACGAGTAAACGAGCTTCTTTAACCTAAAATGCCCGCACCCTGTTAAGGGGTGCGGGCATTTCTGCGTTTATACGGCATTGCATTGCATCGAATCATTAACCTGTGGCTGTATTACGGCAGCTCACGTTCGTTGTGCATGTCCTTTCGAATCAGGCTCTTGATGTACTCAGTCGTGTTGTCCTGCTCTTTGAGCCATGCATACATGTTCTCGTCATTCTCGTTCGGGTAAAAGCGTATGACGAGCTGTTTCACCGACCTTTTGCGGTAAGCGGCTGTCGCTCGCTTTTGTGAATCATAGGTCATCGCGCTTACCTCCTACGGCTCGAACGATCTTAATGACGGCAATTGTGACCAGTGAAGACACGACGGCGATAATAACGGTTTTCATTTTTGCCCTCCTGGGGTAAGATTCGAGGTGGCGGGATGCCGCTTTCGCGGCATCCCTGTTTGCTAAGACCTCTTTGCGTGCTTCCCGGCTTTGCGAGAGGTCTTTCTTCTTAGAGCTTTTACAATTGCTTCGATTGATTGCTCTGTTACTACCGTAACCAAGCTGCTTACCACGGCAATTGCTAGCTCCTTACTGAAATCATCCATTGGCATCACCTCCTTCCTTATGTCTATTATTATAGGGTATACCCCATTAGAACACAAGGGGGAAGGTGAGTATTCTTAAATTTATTTTTCATAAATCAGTATTATGATGCAGAACCAGTTGTGAGAAACTTTGATTTCACGTCCATTTGCGGCTATAGTGGGGTTCGAACAAATATTCTGAGGCTCCACCATTGAATTA